TCGCTACCCACAGGCCCATCAACGGCCGAAGGATCTTCGATCTGCTTCATGGTGGACATCATCGTTCCGGTCTCTCCTCGGACAAATGGGTGTCCAAAGAAACCGGGTGCAGCTCAGTTGTTGCGGCCACCGGCCTGGGGCGCGAAGCCGACAGGCCGGATGCCGGCGCTATCCCTGCGCCAAAAGCGCCACTTGGTGTTCCCAGATTTCGGGAAACGGCTGGAGCAGTTCGGGCAGGGTTGGGGTACATCCCGCGTATCCCTCCAGTAGTTCCTCCACCAACGCAGGAGCGAGCAGCGTCAGCCGCAGCAGGCTGCCGAGATATCCCCGCTCAATCCTTTCTGCGGCCGCCATCTCCGTAATCGAGGCATACCGGCCCTCATCGAGCAGCCTTTGATACCTGAACGCCCGCGCCAGCGCCTTCACCAGCGCCGGATCGCCTCGCGTCGCGATGCCACGATCGCCATCGTCGCGCACCGGCGCCACCACCATCTTTCTCCCCGGCCGCCGGCGGATCTTGAGCGGCACCCGGACCGTGATGCTGGTGGCGGCGGTCATGCGGCTGCCCTCAGCGCTTCGGGCGCCACGGTGCCGAGATCCCTGACCAGCCCGGCCAGCCCCTCGACGCGGAGCCGGATGTCGGCGCCAGCTGGCCCGACCACCACCCGCTCTACCAGCGTCCGCACGATTCGCGCCTGCTCAGCCGGGAACAGCTCCTCCCACAGAGGGTCGAGCCGATGCAGTGCGTCCCGAACCTCGCATTCGGTCAGGTCCGGCGCCTCCTTCCTCGCCGCGAGCCAAGTGCCAACCACGATCTCCGGTTGGCGCAGCAGGGCACGGACCTGGCTGATCACCGCGCCCTCGATCTGCGCCGCCGACACGCGCCGCACGATGCTGTCGTCCACGATCATGTCGGCCTTCAGCACCCGCTGTGCGACGTAGTAGCAATAGCGCCGGCCATTCTTCACCGCATGCGTTGGGGACATGGCACGACCATCGATGCCAAAGATCAGCCCCTTCAGCAGCGCCGGCGCGTGCTGCCGGTTTTGCGCGGCACGGGTGCGCGGGCTGACCTGCAGGATGGCGTGCGCCCGATCCCATAGCTCCCGCGGCACGATGGCCTCGTGCTCGCCACGATAGACGTTCCCCTTGTGCGTGACCTCGCCGATGTAGGTCCGCAGGTTCAGCGCCTTGTAGACGTCGCCCTTGTCCAGCAGCTTGCCGGACTTGCTGGCGATGCCCTCGTCCTGCAGGCGGCGGACCGTCTCCACGCCGGAGCCGGTCTCGACGAAAAGGTCGAAGATCCTGCGCACCCGCGCCGCCTCGGTCTCGTTCACCACCAGTTTGCGGTTAGCGACGTCGTATCCGAGCGGCACCTTCCCGCCCATCCACATGCCGCGCGCCTTCGACGCCGCGACCTTGTCCCGGATCCGCTCGCCGATCACCTCGCGCTCGAACTGCGCGAAGGACAGCAGGATGTTGAGCGTCAGCCGGCCCATGCTGGTGGTGGTGTTGAACGACTGCGTGACTGAGACGAAGGTGACGCCATGCGCCTCCATGGTCTCCACCAGCTTGGCGAAGTCCATCAGCGAACGGGACAGCCGGTCGATCTTGTAGACCACGATGACGTCGACCAGGTCGGCCTGGATATCGCGCAGGAGCCGCTGCAGCGCTGGCCGCTCCAACGTGCCGCCGGAGAAGCCGCCGTCGTCGTAGCGATCGCGCACCAGCGCCCAGCCCTCGGCGCGTTGGCTGGTGATGTACGCCTCGCAGGCGTCGCGCTGCGCGTCGAGGGTGTTGAACTCCTTGTCCAAGCCCTCGTCGGTGCTCTTCCGCGTGTAGACCGCGCAGCGCAGCTTCTTCGTGCTGGCGGGCATCGCCGTGGTGGTGGCGCGCGTCTTCATGCGCCACCGCCTGGCTGGCGCAGCCCGAAGAAGACCCAGCCGTTCCAGCGGGTGCCGGTGATGTGCCGGGCGATGGCGGAAAGCGACCGGTAGGGCCGCCCCTCGTACTCGAAGTCGTCGGCGCGCACGGTGACCACGTGCTGCACGCCGTCGTACTCGCGCACCAGCCGGGTGCCGGGCAGCGGCCGGCTGTCGGCGCGGATCCGCCGCAGCACCACGTTGCCGCCGTCGAGCTGCTCGCCGAGCGCCTCGAGGCGGGCCCGGGTCTCCGGCTTCAGGCCGCCGTAGGCCAGCTCCTGGATGCGGTAGGCGAGCCGGCTGACGAGGTAGGGCCGGTTGAAGGGCGGCGGCTCCTTGCCGAACAGGGCCCGCCACTGCGCCTTCAGCTCGGCCGCCGTTGCGGTCTGCAGCGCGGCCAGCCGCGGCAGCACCTGCGCCGGCGGGATGCGCGGGATGGTCGGCGCCGGGGGCGCCACGCCCTGCGGATTCGCCTTCGCGGTCGACCGTCGGGTCATGCGACTCCCTCTCTCCTGGGGTTCGCATGACGGCGCTGGCGGGCGGTGGAGTGTAGGCGAATGTCTCCCGTCCCTCGGGCCTCGGCGGCGTCCCGGGCGAGATCCTCGGCAGCGCGGCTCCGCAGCCGCAGCAGGCCGCGGGCGAGGAGGTCGCAGACCTCGCGGAGGTGGGGCGGGAGATGCTGATTGAGGGGCTGAACGGCGAGGCGGGTCACGCCCTGCTGCTGCCAGAGATGCGCCCCTCCGCGCAATGCACCGATTGCAAGGAGGCCGCGAGGCTAGGTCCCGACCTGGCGCCCCAGCCAGATCACCCGCCCGATGACCTGGACCGCCTCCGGCGGCAGGTCGCTGAAGGTCGGATAGAGGTCCTTGTTGTCGGAGATCACGCTGATCCGCCCGTTGGTCGGGTTCACCGCCACCCGCTTCACCTGCAGCCCGCCATCGGTGCGGATCACGTAGATCCCGTCCTTCTGGCCCGGCCGCTGCTGCCCCATGTCGACCAGGACCGAATCGCCCTGGCGCAGGGTGGGCTCCATCGAATCGCCGTCCACCGTCAGCACCACCAGGTCGCCGAGGTTCCCCCGCGCGACGCGCTTGAGCCAGTCGACCCGGAACGCGATGCGCGTCGCCGGCGGCGTCTCCTCGGCCTCCGCGCCGGGGCCGGCCGAGACCATGGCGTCGTAGACCGGCAGCATGGCGAAGCGGTCGCCGCCGATCTGCACGATCTCCGGCATGGCGCGGGAATGTCCCCCGCTCGCCGCCGCCGAGCCGGCCTCGAGATAGCCGAGGATGACCGGGATCTCGTGCGCGCGCAGCGGCCGCTTGCCCGCCAGGAGCCGGCTCACCGTGCTGGTGTCGACGCCCATCGCCGCGGCGAGGCCCTTCTGCGACTTGCCGGGTCGGGCGAGCCCGTCGCGGATCTGCGCGACGGTCAGCATGGCGATTCGGCGCGGCGCGCCGGTCCGCACGCGGGTCGGGCTGTCGGCATGGTCGGGCTCCCGCCTGGAGTCGCCCCGGAGCCTCCATGGGGAAACCGTGGATACCGGGGATGGTGTTGCGTAAACCGCAACGAGATGGGCGTCAACAAATTCCGATGCAATTGGTGCATTGTCGCCCGCGCCGAGGGCGCTCTACCTATCCCGCATGCCCTCGGTTGAACCCGCCGCCACCGTTCTCGCCCGCTTCGGCGGCGCCGGCCCGCTCGCCCAGTTGCTCCGCCTCGACCGCAGCGCCGTCCATCGCTGGGCGCTGCCCAAGCACCGCGGCGGCAGCGGCGGCCTGATCCCCGCGCGCCACCACCAGCGCCTGCTCGCCCTCGCCGCCGCGCAGGGCATCGCGCTCAGCCCTGCCGATCTGATCGGCGCTCCCGCGGCCACCGGCGACCCGCCCCGCGCCGGGGCCGACGACGGATAGCGACACTCCGTCCTCCCCTGTTCTTCCCCTCCCGATCCGTCCCAGCCCTTTCCGGAGCATCGCTGCATGCTGTCCGCACGGTTGCCTGTGCCCGAAATCCAGCTCGCCGCCGCCGTCATCCACCGCGCGCTGGAGGATGCGTCCACCCCCGACGAGCGGCTGGCCCGGCCGCGGGTGATCAACACCGCCCAGGGGCCGCGCCGCACCTTCACGCCCGGGCTCAAGCCGCGCGAGCGCGAGGAGGCGGTGCGCTTCCTGCTGGACGGCGCGCCCGGCTGGCGCCAGGCGCGCGAGGCCTGGTGCGAGCTCGCCGATCTCTGTCCGCTGCGGCTCAGGCGCAGCGCGCTGGCGCGGATCGCGCCGGAGGCGATCCCGCAGGATCTGCGGCGGGCGCTGCGCATCCCCGATCCGCAGGCGCCGGCGCGCGACGCCGCGGGCGCCGTGCCGATCCCCGTCCCGCACCAGCAGAAGGCAGCCTGACCATGGCGATGCTCGTCAATCGTCCGACGCTCGATTCGCTCCGCCACATGCCGGTGGGCGAGATGATCGCGCTGCCGGCCGAGCACCTCGCGCTGCTCCAGCAGGACGCCCGCGACGCGCTCGATGCGGCCAGGCGCCAGCTCGACTGGATCGAGGCCGCCATCGCGCTGCGCTACGAGCAGCGTGCGATCGCCGCCCGCGGCGCCGCCGGCAAGGACACCGGCACGGTGCGCTTCCAGGACGGCGCGGTCGAGGTCGTCGCCGAGCTGCCGAAGCGGGTGGAATGGGACCAGGGGCGGCTCGCCGCACTCGCCGAGCAGATCCGCGCCGGCGGCGAGGACCCGACCGAATACGTCGAGGTCAGCTTCAAGGTGCCGGAGCGGGCCTATGCCGCCTGGCCCGAGCGCATCCGCCAGGCCTTCGAGCCGGCGCGGACGGTGCGGACCGGCAAGCCTAGCTACCGGCTCACCATCCTGAGCGATGTCGCGCTGCGCGACAGCCCGCACGGCCCCGGCATCCGCCCCACGATCGGAGGGCCGCGCTGATGGCGCTGCGCATCGTCACTGCCGATGAGCGGCTCTCCGCCAGCGCCAACAAGACCACCATGGCGCTGTTCGGCCCGAGCGGAGTCGGCAAGACCAGCCTGCTCAAGACCCTGCCGGCCGAGGCCACGCTCTGCATCGACCTCGAGGCCGGGCTCAAGTCGGTGCAGGACTGGCGCGGCGACAGCATCCCGATCCGCTGCTTCGAGGACGCGATCGACCTCGCCTGCCTGATCGGCGGCGTGAACCCGGCGGCGGACCCGAGCGGGTTCTTCTCCGCGGCGCACCACCAGCACGTGGTCGCCGCGCATCCCGAGCTCGCCAGCCTGCTGGCGACGAAGTCGATCATCTTCCTCGACAGCATCACCGACCTGACGCGCCAGGCCATGGCCTGGGCCAAGACCCGGCCCGAGGCCTTCTCGGAAAAGACGGGCAAGCCCGACACCCGCGGCGCCTACGGCCTCATGGGGCGGGAGGTGATCGCCCTGCTCAAGCACCTCCAGCACGCGCCCGGCAGGACCGTGATCATGGTCGGCATCCTGGAGCGCGTCACCGACGAGTTCGGGCGGGTGTCCTGGCAGCCGCAGATGGAGGGCGGCAAGGCGGGCCGTGAACTGCCGGGCATCGTCGACCAGGTGGTCTCGATGGCGCTGTTCTCCCGTGATGCGCAGGGCGCGCTGGTGCATGACCCGGAGCGCGGCACCGAACGCCGCCTGGTCTGCCGCACGGCCAACAGCTTCGGCCTGCCGGCCAAGGACCGCTCGGGTCGCCTCGACGAGACCGAGCCGCCCGACCTCGCCGCCCTTCTCCGCAAGATCAACCTCGCGCCCAGGAGCTGACGCATGACCTTCGACATGAACGACGCCGAGCCGCCGCGCGGCACCGACCTCATCCCGGACGGCAGCTTCGTGAAGGTGCGCATGGAGATCCGCAAGGGCGGCATCGACGGCGCCGGCGAGGTGGACCGCGGGCTGCTCAAGGCCGCGAAGACCCCCGGCAGCGATGTGCGCCTGCTCGACTGCGAGTTCACGGTGGTGGCGGGGCCGCACGCCCGGCGGAAGTTCTGGCAGAGCTTCACGGTGGCCGGCGGCAAGGTGGACGAGCAGGGCGTCTCCATCGGCTGGAAGATCTCCAAGGGGATGTTCCGGGCGATGATCGACAGCGCCTGCGGCCTCGACCCCAAGGACATGAGCGAGGCGGCCAAGGCCAGGCGCATCCTGCGTGGCCTCGCCGACCTCCACGGCATCACCTTCGCGGCCAAGCTCCGCATTGAGCCGGCGAGCGACCCCCGTTACGGCGACAGCAACCGCCTCGACCGCGTCGTGCTCCCGGGCGAGCCGGAATACGCGCGCATCATGGCCGGCGAGGCGCTGCCGCCGTCGCCGTCCGCGCAGCGCGCGCCGCGCCCGGCCTCCGCGCCCGCTGCGGCGGC